AACTGAAATGGGCGAAGTTACTTCGTTCACTTTAGAAACTACTGGAGATGTTGTAGAAGATACAGCTTTAACTGATGCTACTAAATCATTTGTAGCTGGTAGAACTTCATTCTCAGGAACAATCGAAATGCACTTTGATGAAACTGATACTCAGCAAGAAACTTTAACTGCTGGTTCATCTATCTCATTTGTTTTATTACCAGAGGGTAATGCAAGTGGAGATGCAAGTTATTCTGGTACTGGTATTATTACTGGTATGAGTATTAATAACTCAATGGATGCTATTGTTTCTAGAAGTGTAACATTTCAAGGAACTGGTGCTTTAACTGTAGGAACTGTATAATCTAATTTATGTCAGTTATTGATAGAGTTAAATCTCATTTTGAAACTCTTAAAACTATCACTATTGAAGTTGAGGAGTGGAAAGACGAGAATGGTAATCCTAGTGTCTTTTATTCTGAGCCTCTAACACTTGAAGAAAAAAATATCATTTTTAAAAAGTCTAGTAATTTCCAAGACTTAACTGTTCTTGTTGATTTACTTATAATGAAACTTCAAATTAAAAATGAAAAAGGCGATATAATTAAAGCCTTTAGCCCAGAAGATAAATTTGCATTAAGAAAAAAAGCAGATTCAAATGTAATCTCAACTATTGCTAATCAAATTCTTGCAGATACTAATTACGAGGACGCAGAAAAAAAGTAGATAGCGACCCTGATGTTAGGTCGCTGTTAGTTATAGCAGAACGATTACATCTAACAATACAACAAGTTCTTGATATGCCTGTTAGCCATTATAATTTATGGTTAGCCTACTTGAAAAAAGAGCAAGAACAATATAAAACAAAACAATCATTAGCAGAAGCAAGAAAGTTTAAATAATGGCAAACCAAAGATTAAATATAGACATAATAGCACGAGATAAATCCAAACAGGCTCTTAATAGTGTTCAAGGTGCTTTGTCTAAATTAAGAGGTGCTGTATTTAATCTACAAAATGCTTTTATAGGTTTAGGTGCTGGTTTAGTTGCTAGAAATTTAGTTAATACAGGTAAAGAATTAGAAAATTTAAGAGTTAGATTAAAGTTCTTACTTAAAGATACTAACGAGGGTGCAAAAGCATTTGATAATATGGTTAAATTTGCATCACAAGTTCCATTTTCATTGGAAGAAATACAATCTGGTTCTGGTATCTTAGCAACTGTAACTGATAATGCTAAAGACTTACAACAAATGTTAGAGATAACTGGTAATGTTGCGGCAGTTACTGGATTGGATTTTAGAACTACAGCAGAACAAATACAAAGATCATTTAGTGCTGGTATTGGTGCGGCTGATTTATTTAGAGAAAAAGGTGTTAGAAATATGCTTGGATTCCAAGCTGGTGCAACAGTATCTATTGAACAAACAGTACAAGCATTTGAAAGAGTATTTGGTAGAGGTGGTAGATTTGGAAAAGCTACAGATGAATTAGCACAAACATTTACAGGAACTTTATCAATGATTGGAGATAAAGTTTTTAACTTTAAAAAAGTTTTATTAGAAGCTGGTTTATTTGAAAGTCTTAAAAAAGAGTTTGGTGCATTAGATAAATTCTTAGAAGAAAATTCTAAACAAATAGACAATATTGCACAAGATATAGGAATAGCCTTAGGTTTTGCAGTTAAGAAAGTTGCAGATGCAATAGTTGTATTAAAGAATAATATGAATACATTTGTTACATTAGTTCAAATTTTAATATCAGTTAAAGTAGTTACATTATTTACAAATTTAGCTATAGCAGTAACCAATGTTGCTAAAGCCATGATGAGTTTTGGTTTTGCTAGTTTATTTACAAAAGGTGGTCTTATAGGAATTGCAAAAGCAATAGCAAAAGGTGGTGCTATATTTGTTGCATTTAAAGGTATGGAAAAACTATTTGATGATATGAAAGATTCATTTGAAGAATTTTCTGATGGAGTAAAAAACAGCTTACCTGATGCTAGAGATTTACATAAAGTTTATAAAGGTGTTGCTGAAGAAGTAGAAAAAGTTGTTCAATTAACAAATAGAGAAAGAGGTCTTATTCAAAATTCAAAACAAGAATTAACAGGTTTTGAAGATATACTTAGAAGAATGGTTGGTAAATCATTAAGAGAATTTGAAAGTAAATTTGCAAATATAAATCAAATAGTAGCAGAGGGTATTTTAGTTGGTGTTAAAAAAATATCTCAAAGTCTTGCTGAAGCTGTAGTTCTTGGTAAAAATTTATTTGAATCATTTAGAGCATTAGCACAACAAATATTAGTAAATGTTCTTGCACACCTTATAGAACAAGTTGCTATTATGGGAATCCAAAAATTATTAAAAAAAGAAGAAATAAACAAAGAAGCTGAAAAAGATAATTTAATTAGAAAACAAAACACTAACTTAAAAAGACAAATCGCACTTCAAGCTATTCTTATGGCTATGGGTGGTGGTGGTGGTGGTGGAAGTGGAATATCTTTATTTGCTAAAGGTGGTGCTGTATCTAAAGGACAACCAATCATTGTTGGAGAACAAGGTGCTGAATTATTTATTCCAAACCAAACAGGTCAAATAACTCAATCTGCTAGAGGAACAGGTGGTAATGGTGGTGCAACAACAGTTAATTTTAACATTAATACATTAGACGCATCTGGCTTTGAAGATTTATTAATTAGATCAAGAGGAACTATAACTCAATTAATTAACAATGCTGTAAATGAAAGAGGTAAGGAGAGTCTAATCTAATGGCTGGTGCATTTCCAATATCTACTGCTCAATTCACAAGTTTAGGAATTAAATCAATTCAAAATACTATTATCTCTAAATCTGTATCTGGTAAGAAATTATCAAGACAAATAGATGGTCAAAGATGGGGATTTACTGCTCAGATAATCACAGCTAAACGATCTGATGTTTATGGCGAACTTATGGCATTTATTGTTAAGCAAAGATCAGGCAAAGAAAATTTTACAATAGTGCCACCAGAAATTGAAGATGCTAGAGGTACAGCTAGTGGTATTCCAACCGGTACAGCAAGTGCTGGAGATACATCTATTACATTAGGTGGAACAGGTACAGGCACATTAAAAGCTGGAGATTTTATTAAATTTTCTAATCACGATAAAGTTTATATGGTCGTTGCAGATCAATCAGATATTTCAACAGGTTCACTTACTATTGAGCCACCTTTAACAACAGCAGTTTCTTCATCAAATATAACTTTTGATAATGTTGCATTTACAGTACATCTAACTAACGATATTCAAGAATTTGGAGTTGTAGGTGCAGATAAAGATGGTAATGCTTTATATCAATTTGAATTTGATGTAGAAGAAGCACTTTAATGAAAAAATATAAGATAGTACACAGAATAAGTGCCGACTTTATTGCAGAAGCTATTGTTAATGAAGATGAAATAGATACTTCAATTAATGATCTTAAAGAGTATAAGAAACCTAATAGCAAATTTGAATATACTATGTTAAAAGGTACAGAAAGTGTAACTCAAACTAATTACGAAGAATATGACGAGAAGCCTAACAACAGCAGTAAAGAACGAAATAGCAACAAATGATATTAGACCAATACATCTTATCACTATTGGGTTCAGCACTCCTGTTAATATTACTGATTGTTCCTTTTCGCTAACATCATCAGTTTCAGGCTCATCTGTTACTTATAACGCATCAGATCATTTAATAGGTATATCAGATTTTGCAGAACAAATAGATGTAAGTAAATCTAGCATTAAATTGAGTTTATCTGGTGCAGAACAAACTTATATATCAGCAGTATTAAATGAAAATGTAATTAATGATGAAGTTACTATTTATAGAGGATTGTTAGCAGATGATAACACAATAATTGATGACCCTTTTTTACTTTATAAAGGAAATATTGAAAGTTTTGAAATAAATGAACAACCTAAAACAAGTTCATTAACATTATCTATAGTATCTCATTGGGCTGACTTTAATAAAAAGAATGGTCGTAAAACAAATAACACATCACAGCAAAGATTCTTTAGTACAGATGTTGGTATGGATTTTGCTAGTCAAACAGTACAAGATATTAAATGGGGTAGAGAATAATGTTCGATATTATTTCATTATATAGAAAATATCCAAAATATAATAATTTACATGATATTGATTTACAACATTATTTAAAACCAAGCATATATTTAA